GGTGGGCCGTCAACAACACAAAGATGATCCGATATGGCCGGAAGCTGGGGAAAGAGGATGATGCCGACATAGGCAATTTTGTATATGCCAAAATCGAGGCGAAGTCCAGAAAAACAGACCCGTTCATGGCCCTGGTGGCATCCATGACGGTTGAGGACGCCCTGCCATACGCCCAGGTTACTAATGCGCCGGATCTGGGCGTCTTCACATACTGAGCGCAGAAAGGAGGAAAGAGATGGGGTTCAGCATAAAACGATTGTTCAAAAGCCGGGAGACTCCGGAGCCGGAGAAAGTAACCACCATAGAGATCACGGATCAGCAGGTCCGGGATGCAGCGGCCGAGGTATGCCTCCGGGAGCTGGCGTTCTGGACCTGCATAGGAAAGATTGCGAACGCTCTGACAAAATGTGAGTTCCGCACCTTCTACGAGGGCAGGGAGATTTTCGGGGATGAATACTACACCTGGAACTATGAGCCGAACCGCAACCAGAACAAGGCGGAATTTCTCAGCAAGGCCATAGAAAAGCTGTACCGGGAAAATGAGCTGCTGATAGTAGAGAGCTATGACGGACAGCTGCTGGTGGCGGACAGCTTTGATGTAACACGCAACACACTGTATGGAGACACCTACAGAAACGTGCTGGTGGATGACTACCAGTTTTCACGGACATTCCACAGCGCAGACGTGCTCCACTGGAAGCTCAACAACCGGAATGTGAACAAAATTATCAATGGCCTGTATAGTTCGTACAGTAAGCTGATCGACTACAGCGCACAGTCCTACCTCAAAAGCAGAGGCAGCAGGGGGATACTGAACATTTCAACAATGGCGCAGTCAGAAAAACTGTTTGAGGAGAAGCTGAAAAAGCTGATGAATGAATATTTCAAGTCCTTTTTTAACAGCTCCAATGCGGTCCTGCCGTTATTTGAGGGATACAAGTATGAAGATCTGGGATCCAAAACGTACAGCGAGGGAACGAGCCGGGATATCAAAAACCAGTATGACGACATCTTTGATTTTACAGCGAGGGGATTTTCCATGCCGCCGTCCCTTGCCAAGGGAGACGTGCAGGACACCAGTAAGGCGGTGGAGGAAATGCTGACATTCTGCCTGGATCCCCTGGCCGAAATGCTGCAGCAGGAGATCAACAGAAAGAGGATAGGCAAGAGCGGAGTGCAGAAAGGCACCCGCCTGCAGATCAACACCATGAGGGTCAAGCACATTGACATGTTTGACATAGCCACTCCGGCGGATAAGCTCATCAGCTCAGATGAGTGGGCGAACCAACATTTTATAACCAAAAACTACTCGACTATCCAGGATTTCCTGGAAGAACAGAGCAAGAAAGGAGGTGGAGAAGGTGCCGAAACCAATTAACTTTTGCTTTCAACAGTCAGCAGGAGTCCATAAGCTGTATATCTATGATGATGTGACAGCTTATGGCACGTTTGACTGGACGACCTGGACCATGAAGGAGTCAGAGACCTCTGCAAAGTATTTTCGTGACCAGCTGGAGGCCATCCCGGACACCGCTACGATTGAGCTGCATATCAACTCAAACGGAGGTTCCGTCAAGGAAGGTGTGGCAATCTACACACAGCTGAAACAGAAAGGCTGTAAGAAGGTGGGATATGTGGATGGCGTGGCTTATAGCGTGGCCTTCCTGATCCTGCAGGCGTGTGATGAGAGGGTCATGGGACTGGGAACGTCCGCCCTTGTGCATAACATGTGGATGAGCGTGGAAGGAAATGCCAAAGAACTCCGGAAAGCCGCAGATGATCTGGATGTGCTGATGGAGTCAAACCGGCAGATATTCCTGGAACGCTCAAACCTGGAAGAGCAGCAGCTCATTGACATGATGGAGGCGGAGACATTTCTCACGCCGGATCAGTGCCTGGAATATGGACTGATCGACAAGATCGACAGCTATCAGGCAGATGAGCAGGACACACAGCAGAAGCTGATGGAGCAGGTGCAGCAGCTTACCCAGATGATCGCTCAACAGAAGTCATTCCGGGAACAGATGCAGGCCATGATCCAGACGCCGGCGGCGCCGGCAGCAGATCCGGAACCGAAACCGGAAAAGAAACTCACAAACCAGTTGGCAAACTTTTTCAAAAATATGTAAAGGAGAACCAAAATGAAGAACAAAGACATTTTAGCAATGGAGAAAGCCAAGATTGTGGAGAAGATGAACCAGGCCATCAAGGATGATGACGCCAAGATGTTCAGCGAGGCTTTCACGGAACTCTGCCAGAAAATCGAGGAGAACGTCCTGGAGCAGGCAAGAGAAATGATGAATGAGCAGGATGTGACCATCCTGGCCCAGAGAGGCGTGCGTCAGCTGACCTCCAAGGAAAGAGAATACTATGAAAAGGTCATTGAGGCCATGAAGGCTAAAGACCCGAAGCAGGCACTCAATGATGTTGAGGTGGTTATGCCGGAGACAATCATCAACTCTGTATTTGATGAGCTGTCCACTAACCATCCGCTGCTCTCCCGGTTATCTGCGACAACCGTCACAGGACTGACCAGGATGATGATGAACACCAACGGGGAGCAGAGAGCGGCATGGGGTAAGCTGACCGCCAAGATCATTGAGGAGCTGACCTCCGGATTTAAAGAGGTGGATGTAACCCAGGACAAATTGAGCGCATTTCTGCCGGTATCTAAGGCCATGCTGGACCTGGGGCCTGCGTGGCTGGACAATTACGTGCGCCAGGTGCTCTATGAGGCGCTGGTCAATGGCCTGGAGTATGGAATTGTCAATGGTACCGGAAAGGATGAACCGATCGGAATGGTGCGCCAGGTAGGAGATGGCATCTCTGTGAAAGACGGAGTATACCCGGAAAAATCCGCCATCAAAATGACCGCACTGGACATGGAGCAGATAGGGAACATAACAGCCATCATGGCGAAGAATGACAAGGGCCAGGCCAGAACCGTGACAGGACTGATCCTCCTGGTCAATCCGGTGGACTATTTTCGGAGAGTGCTGCCGGCCACCAGAATGCTGACGCCGGATGGAGTCTATGCCTCTGTGCTGCCGGTGGATGCGGAAATCATCCAGAGCGCAGCCGTGAAGGAGGGCAAGGCAGTCTATGGAATGGCATCCAAGTATTTCCTGGGCGTAGGAATGGCCAGAAATGGAAGGATCGAATATTCTGACGAATACCGGTTCCTGGAAGATGAAAGAGTATATCTGATCAAGCTCTATGCCAACGGCTTTGCCATGGATAACAACGCCTTTCAGGTGCTGGACATCACAGAACTGCAGCCGGTACGCTTCAAAGTCATTTCCACCACAGAGGAAAAGACATACAGCGCTGACCTGGCTGATCTGAAGATCGGAAGCCTGGCGCTGTCTCCTGAGTTCGCCGCCGGAACAACGACCTACACCGCTACTACCAGCAACGCCACCAACGTCATCACGGCAGTGCCGGCCAGCGGATCCGCTGAGATCGAGATCACGGTAGGAGAAACGCCCGTGACAAACGGAACAGCGGCCACCTGGGCGTCTGGAGCCAACACGGTCAAAGTCAAAGTAACTGACGGAGAACTCACGAAGACCTACACAATTACAGTAACAAAGGAGTAAAAGAGCTATGGCAGACGATAAGGACAAAAAACTCCTCAGTGACATAAAGAACTATCTGGACATCACATGGGACGATACCCTGGGAGACCAGAAGTACATGGGGATGGTCCAGAGAGGGATGGCTGCCATTAAGGGAAAAATAGGGGAGTGCAATTTCTATGAGGAGACTCAGGAAAGAGCGCTCCTTTTTGATTACGTCATGTATGCGAGGGCGGGAGAGATACCGCAGTTCTGGGCGAACTACAAGGAGGAAATCCTCTCCCTGCAGATCGCAAGAAAGGTGGATGCTTATGCCGCAGATACCGAGCAGACAATTTGAGACTTTCGGGGACGGGCTGCTGGCCGTCTGCGAAGCGGATGAGCGCACGATAACCAGGACTAAGATGGAGCACGTCCGTTTTGGAAACCGGACAGTGGGAGTGCAGCGTTTCTGGCAGGCAAAGACCGCAGGAAACAAAGTGGACAAGCTGCTGGCAGTACCGCTGTCTGTGCTGGAAATAGACCTGATAGAGGTCAATGATGTGGTCATCCTGGAGAATGAAACGGACTGGCTGTGGGATCCGCTGGTATTTGACGACACGGAAATGAAGGACCGGGCCGGGCAGTACCAGATCCTGCAGGTACAGCCAAAGTATGACGCAAGGCCGCCGGCACTGTATCTGTCCCTGGAGAAATTAGTGCATCCCTATAAAGACGGGAGGGAAGACAATGGCGGTTAAAATAGGCAATCTGGCAAGAGAAGTGATGAAACAGCTGGATGAGTATGGCATTGAGACCGGGCTGGAAGTGGAAAAAGTATCCGAGGAAGTGGCGGAAGACACAGCGAAAATGCTGAACAAGAACTCCCCGAAACTGACCGGAGACTATGCTGCATCATGGACCTATGGAGTCGGGGAAACAAAGAGAACCAGGCATACCATGATAGTACACGCCGAGAAGCCAGAATATGCCTTGTCACATCTGCTGGAGAAAGGACACCAGAACCGAAACGGCGGCCGCACTCCGGCGATTGTGCACATTGCGCCGGCGGAAGAGGCGGCAGCGGAAGAACTGGAAAAGGAGTTGCGAAAAAGACTATGACACGGGAACAGATTGGGAAAATGCTGGAGGAGATGGGGATCCCGTTCAAGTATCATCATTTTACCCAAAAAGAGATGGAGGACGTATCCCTCCCCATACTGGTCTGGATCGTGCCGGGAACAGACAACTTTTTTGCGGACGGGCAGACCTATCACAAGATCAAGGAACTGGACATTGAACTCTACACAGATGAAAAGGACTGGGCGCTGGAGGAGAAGCTGGAGGGCATCCTGGATAAATACGGGATCCCGTGGCAGCAGACAGCCTCTGAGTGGCTGGA